TGGCGCCGCAACAATCAGTGGGCCGTCGGCTTCTGGCAGCAGCTTGAGCAGCAGTACACCAGGGCGATGCGAAATAAAAATAATGAGTTCGCTGCCGGGCGTGTGGTGTACCTGTTCGACGGCCTGCATCTCTGGTATTCTTTGCCCTCGGGCCGGGTGCTTTGCTACCCGTTTGCCCGGCTGGAGGACGACGGCATCAGCTACGCCAAGGCAGCTTGGAAGCCTGCCCAGGACGCCAAGGAGTGGCCCCGCGCCCGTCTGTGGAAGGGCTTGGCCTGCGAGAACGTGACCCAGGCCGTGGCCAATGATCTGCTGCGCTACGCCCTACGGCAGCTCGACGGTGTGGTGCTGCATGTCCACGACGAGATCGTCGTCGAGGGCGGCTCAGAAGAGGAAGTGCGTAGGGTGATGACTACGCCGCCAGCTTGGGCCACTGGCCTGCCGCTGGACTGTGGGATCAAGACGATGCCGCGTTACGGCAAATAAAAACGCCGCCCGGTCAGGGGCGGCGCGAAAGAGACAACATGCAATTCCTAGAGTTTATCACCGGGCTGGCGCCCGTGGGCGAGACAATGCTTTTTGTCCGACAAAAACCACAGCTACGTGGCGGCGAGGCGCAGTACCACGCCGATGGTGCGGTCAAGGCCACTTGGCCTGCCTACCTGCCCTCGCACGGCGTCCGAGATGGCCAGGCATGGTACGGCAACACCGCCTCCTTCATCTGCGACCGTTTCGAGGAGGGCCGAGTGTCAGCCAGCGCGGCCAACTGCGAGTACTGCGCCGTGATGGTGCTGGACGACATTGGTTCCAAGAGCAAGACCCCGCCGCTGCCGCCGACTTGGATCATGGAGACATCTGCTGGCAACTTCCAGTACGGCTACGTCTTCAGTGAGCAGCCGCCCAAGGGCGAGTTCGCCGCCGCCATCAAGGCCATCGCCGCTGCTGGCTACACCGACCCCGGCGCCTGCAACCCGGTCCGCAACTTCCGACTGCCCGGCTCTGTCAACCTCAAGCCTGACAAGGCCGAGTGGGCGTCCCGGCTGGTTGAGTTCCACCCCGAGCGCGAGTTCGTACTGGCCGACATCTGCGCCGCCCTGGACGTGGCGCCCGGCCCGGCTGAGTCTGGTGGCCCCCGCCCGATTCGCATGACCGACGACGGCGCCGACGATGTGCTGGCGTGGCTCTCTGGCCAAGGTCTGCTGCTCTCCCGCCCGAATGCCGAGGGCTGGGCCGGTGTGGTCTGCCCTAATTCTGAGGAGCATACCGACGGCAACCCCGAGGGCCGCTACATGCCGCTGCACCGGGCCTACTGCTGTATGCACGGCCACTGCGTTGACCTCGACAGCAACACCTTTATGACGTGGGTCGCCGACCAGGGCGGTCCCCGTCACGCCCCCGGCCTGCGCGACGACCTGATGGCCGCGCGTCTGGAGCTGGCCTTGGCCAAGCTCAGACCAAGCACCGAGTACCCGGACGTTGCGGCTGCGGTCATCGCCGAGGTCGAGCGCCAAGAGCTTGGCCGGGTTGAGAAGTCGGGCTGGTATGAGCGGTTCGCATACCTCCAAGACGACGAGGCGTTCTTCGATATGCAAGACCGCCGTGAGCTGTCCCGCAACACCTTCAACGCCTTGTTTCGCCACATCAAGTGTGTCTCCATCCACTCCACCGGCAAGGCGCCCCGCCGGGTGGAGGCGTCGGTCTGCTTTGATGAGAACCGCCAAGCGGCTGGCGCCCGGTCCTTGGTCGGCGTCACCTACGCCGCTGGCGAGCCGGTGCTGGTCACCAGGGACGGGCTGGTGTACGGCAACCGCTGGCGCAACTCGCGCCCGGCGCCTGTGGCTTGTGACGTGAGCCGCTGGCTGCGTCACGCCGAGCGGATGCTGCCTATTGAGTTCGAGCGTGAGCATCTCCTTAACGTGCTGGCTCACAAGGTCCAGTACCCCGGTCACAAGATCAATCACGCCGTCCTGCTGGGCGGCAAGCCAGGCTCTGGCAAGGATACATTGTTCGCCCCATTTTTCTGGGCCATTGGCGGTGCCGCCAAGCTCAACTGCGCCGTCGTTAAGAACGACGACCTGACTTCGCAGTGGGGCTATGGGCTGGAGTGTGAGGTTATGGAGATAGCCGAGCTACGCCAGGCCGAGGCCAGGGACCGCCGGGCGCTGGAGAATCATTTAAAGCCCATCATCGCCGCCCCGCCCGAGTACCTCCCCATCAACCGCAAGGGTTTGCACCCGTACATGGCCCTCAACCGAGTGCTGGTGGTCGCCTTCTCTAACGAGCGCGTGGCCATTAGCTTGCCCTCCGACGACCGCCGCTGGTTCGTTGCGTGGGCCGAGGCCGGGCGCCTGCCCGAGGCCGAGGCCGTGGCCCTCTGGAACTGGTACCTCCACCGGGGCGGCTTTGCAGGCGTGGCGGCGTGGCTGGCTGCGCGTGACGTGTCCGCTTTCAACCCGTCCGCGCCGCCGCCACTGACCGAGGCCAAGGCCATCATGATCGACGCAGGCATGAGCACCGCCGAGTCGGTGCTGACTGAGATGCTGCGCGAGCGCCGGGGGCCGTTCGCCCAGGGCGTGATCGGCTCGCCCTTTCACATTATCTGCGACCGGGTCCAGGGGTCTGGCGCCGCGCCGCCCGGCGTCAAGATTGTGCAGGCCGCGCTATTCCATGCCCTCCGGGAGGCCGGATGGTCGGACATGGGCCGGTTGACCTCCCGCGAGTTCCCTACCAAAAAGCATATTTTCGTGGCGCCCGACGTGGCCGGGCTTTCGAAGTCCGACATGCGCCGCGCCGTGGCTTAAAGGTTCAAGAGTACCGCTATCAGCGCGGCCAGCAGCGCCGCCACTACAAGCATGAGCGCCCCCAGGCGTCGGCCAGGGCCGCGAAACTAAGGCCCGGCTCGGCTGGTGGGCCGAACAGGCCCGGCCCCCGCCGTATGCGCCCCCAGGCGTCGAGCCGGTTGAGGTTGACGAGGTCGCCGCGCTTGACGGCGCCGTAAACCTGATCCCGAGTCCAGCCGTCGGCCATTAACTCGCGCATGGTCTTGGGGTCGGTCAGGCGCATAGGCGCTCCGCATAAGCCAGGGCGTCGGCCATGATGGCAAAGAGCCGCGCCGGGCCAACTGTTTGGCCACTATCGTCGTCGCGCAGCGTGACCCGCCAGCGCCCGTCGTCGGTCTGGGTGACCTCGCTGGTGATCATAAACTCGACGTTGAAAAATTCAGTTCGCACAGCATACCTCCAGGATGATGGTCGCCCGACGGGTGCCGAGCGGGTAGAACCGGCGCCCCTGATACGCCCAGGCGCCGCCGTCCCAAAACCGAACGTCCCAGAACCGGCCCCTGCGATGGTTAAACGTCACCGGGCCGCTAATGTCAAACTGCCACTTGCTATGCCAGAACGTCATCGCAGACCTCCATGCTATCTTCGCCCTCGGGCACTGTGACCCGGTCGCTAAGATTCTCATAGAAACCCACTAGGTTAGCGTCACCATATGGCGCCGCCAGGTTTTTAAACAGGCGCCGGGTTGAGTTGAGCGCGTAGTACTCTTGCACGTAGGCCGCCGTGCTAACCGCGCCGTCGGTAGGGTACAGGCGCCGCTCGCCGCCTCTTGGCCTGACGGGCTTATGCTTGCCGGTGAGCTTCAGAATGTCGGATAGAAACGTGTGCCGGTCGTCGCGCACCGTGTACCGGGCGCGGTTGAGGGTAATGGTCTTCACGCTGCAACCCCCAGCATACGGGCGCAGGCGTCATCGTAAATAACGCGAGCATTATCTGACAATGATTCAACCGATAACATCGGCGAGGGTTTGAAATATTGGCCCATGCGCGATAGCCGCGCATACTCGCGTGACCATTGGCCCCCGTGACAATGTGAAAGCGCCAGATAGTAGGCTTCGCAAATGTCGAATCGATCAAAGTACATAATTTTCTCCAGGTTATTGGCATGAGTGCCCATGAGCCGACCCTATCGGCTCATAGTCCTTCACGCTATCAGAACATCAAAGTAGTGCAGCATAGCGGCCAGTAGACCGGCCAGCATAAGCAGGGCCAGCAAGAGAGTAGCGGCTCTCATTTGTTGACCCATGCGTAAGTGTCGGCGTCGTCATATGCGGCCAGCATAGCGTCGGCCAGCGAGTCGCGGGTTATAGAATTGTCTTCGGCCAGCGAGTCGCGCCAACCGTTGTTAGGGTCTAGACTATCGGCAAAGTCTAGCAACTGAGGGATGCTGCAGGCGCGGAGTATGTCGGGTAGTGTTGTCATGATGCGCCCTTAAAAACTTGAGGCGTAGACAATCAGACCGGCAGACGTGAGGCCGACCACTGAGGTGCGATTCTCAAGGTATTGCATGGCGACCGGGATAGCGTCGTCTTTTTCGTCGTCGTTCAACTCGATGCCGTAACTCTCAAGCATCTCTACGGGCGTCGACTCGACATAGTCGCAACATAGGCCGATAACGTCAAGTTCGTAATCTGGTTGCACGTCTTCCAGATAGTCGAACAGCAGGCCAAGCGCCTCATAGCTAAATTGATCTTGACGCCCGGCGGCGCGGAAGGCGTCGCGGAACTGGCTGGCGTGGCTGATAGTCTGTTTCATGGTGTACCTTACTGTAGTGTTGCTGGCTGAGTTTGCCAGTGCTTGCAGTGTAACCGATTTAGTGACGTGTCAACAACTAAATTCTAGGTGTTTACCCTGGTTTGTAGTCAACGGTAGTCATTTTGTAGGCAATGCTTTTGGGCACGATTGACTACATGCGTACAGAGGGGAAATGGCTGTTTGTAGTCAATGTAGTCATTGTTTCTGATTGACTCTTATATGAGATATATATGTATAGGTTAGACCGGGCGACAGCGCGCAAACGTGAGCTTTCACGAAATAGATGACTACATTGACTACAATGACTACCGCGCCAGTGAAAAGCTGTAGTCAATCATGCGAAAGACAACAGCCTACAGATTGACTACAGCATTGACTACAAAAGGGGTTGACATGGCCGGAACGAAAAAGAAACGAAGCGACCTGGAACTATTGGATGCGATCGATCCTGACCTAATCGTAGGTATGTTAGAGCACGGCAAATCAATCGCAGATGTCTGTCTGGCGCTTGGCATCAGCAAACGCGCCCTAGATATCTGGATAGACCAAACGGGATTCAGCGAGGATATACTACGTGCGCGCGTGCGTGCCGCCGACATGATGGCATGCGAGACATTGACCATTGCAGACTCGATACCTGACGACAATCCTTCCCGGCCATTGCATCGCATCCGTACGCGACAATGGCTGGCCGAACGATGGGACCCAAAGCTCTACGGCACGAAGCAAACCGAAGTGAGCATTAACATCGGAAGCCTACGCCTGGATGCCCTGCGGCAAATCGAAGTGAGCACTAACTTAGATGCTGACACTGTATAGACGTACAGCCCCCCCCTTGACAGAAACCTGGGGGGTGTAAACTGCAGCACAAAACACCTACCAAACTGCCCACATTGACCACAAAATTTTTAAAAAATGAGTGAAAACCCGTTTGTTGCTTTTGCACAACTCTACCGAAACAACCCCGTGTTGTTTGTCAAGGAGGTGCTTGGCGTCAAGCCTGACCCCTGGCAAGAGGAGTTCCTTGGACACATTGCGGCAAACAACAGGCGCATCAGCGTCAGGTCCGGGCATGGCGTAGGCAAGAGTACGGCAGCGTCCTGGGCCATCATCTGGTATCTGCTGTTGCGGTTCCCGGTGAAGATTGTGGTTACAGCGCCTACCTCAAGCCAACTGTATGACGCACTGTTTGCGGAACTTAAACGCTGGGTTAAAGCTCTACCGCCTACTTTGCAAGACCAGCTTGAGGTGAAGCAGGACCGCATTGAGGTGAAGGAGGCGCCAACCGAGGCCTTCGTCAGCGCCAGGACATCACGCGCAGAGCAGCCCGAGGCACTGCAGGGAGTGCACAGTGAGAATGTGATGCTGGTGGCTGACGAGGCCAGCGGTATCCCCGAGCAGGTGTTTGAGGCTGCAGCAGGCAGTATGTCGGGCCACAAAGCAGTTACTCTGCTATTGGGAAATCCGGTACGCAGCAGCGGTTTCTTCTACGACACCCACAACAGGCTGCGAGATGACTGGG